CTTGTACTGGATAAGCGGCTGTCAAGCCCTTAGACCGTTTAATTTCGGTCTAAGCCCTAAAGTATTTGATACTTGTTGACTTCGTTTCAAGTGTAGTGATACACACTGAGAAGAAACACCTTGGACTAACTTTCTATTTGAATTATTGTAAATTGCACTACTAACAATGATAAAGTAATTCATACATCATCTTGGTCCATAAAATTTAATCACTTCTGATTCATTTTGAATTAGAGTTTAATTAGCCATGAATTGAGAAATTAAGAAGCTAGTAACATTTGGAGTGATCCAAATGTTGGAGGCAGTAGTTTCTCGTCTATTTTTATAGAATATTCATATATGTAATAGATTACAATATATTATATATATTCGTTATTGTATAGAATCATAACTAGTCGCGTTATGGTTTGACCATATTCGACATTAAACCATTAAAAATGAAATTTAAATCAAACAGATCATATCTACACCTTTTACTTCATAATTCTTATTTAATATATTTTAAGATATTAAGTTTAAGATTTATAAAGTTCAAAGTAATAAAGTATGTTCCTCCTTTCTTTAAATTATTTACACACCATTTGAAGCATGATGGTCTGAAACAGACTATCAAAATCTTTAAACAGATGAGACTTCACATTACTAGATTTCTATGTAATGATCCGCTTTTTGTAAATAATATGAAGATAGGATTGGATAAAACTGGTTGACCTAAACGTTTAACTTTTCTTAAGGAGTTGACCGAATGTAATGAAGGTAAGAGATTACTCTTAACTCTATTAATGTTTGGTCGTAATTTCTCTTTTAGAAAAGGAGAAGGTTTAGCAGATATCAATTCCATAATTCTTCCAAAAACCACTAAAAAGGATTATACAATCCCTACAGGGTTTTTGAAACAATTCAAAATTGATTACAAACTATCAGGTGATATTGAGCCATTTGAGAAAACTAAAGATATTTATTTATCTTCTAAGTCTTCTATAAATGGTCCAGCCACACTTACAGCTCATAATTCAATTTTAACTCTTAATTATTCACAAATGCAAAACATTTATGATATAACTAATGAGGATGGAATTAAATATTTTAATGAAGTTTACACCCAAAGTTTTAACAACTTAGGATCACATTTTGGTGATTCTAAGCTTAATAAAACGAAATCTACCCGTTCAGGGCGGATTTCCCTAATTATGGATCCTGAATTAAAAGTTAGAGTTATAGCAATATTTGACTATTTTAGTCAAGTATTTCTTAAACCCATTCACACAATGCTTCTTAAGAATTTAAGAAAGTTTGAGTGTGATAGAACTTTTACTCAAGATCCCTTTAAGATTTGAGATAATAAAGGTCATTATTTCTGATCTATGGATCTCTCAAGTGCTACTGATCGGTTTCCCGTTCATTTGCAAAGGAGGATGATGGTTGAATTGATTGGCCTTAAGTCAGCTAATTCTTGGAAGAACTTGCTAACATCAAGAAGTTTTGAAGAGAGAGGTGATGAAGGATCGCGTGATTTACATTACGCGGTCGGTCAACCAATGGGTGCTTATTCCTCTTGAGCGGCATTTACTTTATGTCATCATTTAGTTGTGCAATGATCAGCAAAGTTGTGTAACAAATATCCAACCAAAGATTATATAATCTTAGGTGACGATATTGTTATTAACGATGATGATATTGCTTTACAATATAAGAAAGTGATGGGGCTATTAGGAGTTGAATTGTCCGAGGCAAAGACACATAAATCTAAAGATTTATATGAATTTGCTAAAAGATGAATCATTCCCAGTCAAAAACATGAAATAACTGGTCTTCCCATGATTGGTATTGTTAAAAATATTAACAATCCGATCACAGTCTTTACCATCCTATTTGATTATGTTTTTGTCAAAGGAAATTACTGAAGTTATTCAAAGACTTTAGTTGATTTTTTAGTAGACCTATATCATCGACTTAAATTACAAAAGTTGAATCAAACTAAAAAGAAAGAAGGATCTCGCAAGAAATCCAAACTATCTTTTAAGTTTTTCTCAATTAATGTAACTAAACGATGATTGAAAAGTTTAGAGATACATAGTTTTAGTTTACTACATACATTTGGTTTTAGTTCTAACGAATCAAATAGAAGATTCATATTAGAACGAATTCCAAGTGAATTGTATGTATACCATGGTGAAAGAAGTCTCAGTGAGATTTTCGAACATGGAATGATAAAACTTGTATTCGACAATTATAGTAAGGTGAACACTTTAGTTGAAGAACTAAGAAGTGTAAAAACCTTTAATAAAATTGAAGAATTAAAAGTTACGCCTTTATATAACGCAATTAATAATCAATTATTAAGATTGATAGATCTTTTAAAACAAAATTCTCACGAAGAGAAGAGTGTTTTAGAAATTTCTAGAAATCTTACCATATTAGATTTCGACTCCATCTGAGATAGAGAAAGAAATAAAATTGCCGTACTTGTAAAAGTAGGACAATCCTTTAAAAAAGGAATTTTATCTATTTCGAAAGCTTACGCCTCCGACGAAATCTATTATGGTTCAACTTATATGGATCATTCACATGATTTTGTGAATCCCAAGTTGAACAATTTATTGATTAGAAATATTTCTGAAGTCGTTAATAACGTTTTACCTTCTCCAAAGGAAGAGGAGAAAGAAAAGGTTATGACTGCAGAAGAGCGGTATCTTGCATTTTGAGGATTAAAATCCTAAAAATACTTAAAGTTATCTTCATAATTAGAATTTTATGTTTATGTTAAAATTCTGCCTTTTGGGCTTCATTAGATTATAACTAGTTTGATACATATAAAGGAA